CGAATGGGTTTTTAAGCCCAGCAGGGATGCTGCTACTAGCCTGAGAACCTGGTGCACCACTGCCTTGCGGCCGCGGCTGTTTCTGCATCCATGCCGGTAGCGTCTTGGCCCATTCAGCAACAGGCGTGCGTTGGTAGCCGTCTACTACTACGACAGTGCCATCTGGTTCGCGTTCAATTTGATCGCTGCTTAGCTTGGTCTTTAGCACCATGTCCGGGTCATGGACAATGTCGGCCAGTGCCGTCACGGCTGGTGTGACCAGTTCAAGCTCACGGCATTTGGCTTCGAGTTCTGTGATGCGCTGGTCCTTTTGCGCCGTCGCCTCACGGAACTGCTGCTCCAGTACCTGCCGTGCTTCGGTGTACTTCCCTTGCGATTCAAGTTCAGCCTGTTCAGCGCGACGCTTGAATTCAAGGAGTTCATCGACATTGACACCATCCGGCAGTTTCTTTGACTTTGCAGCACGCAGCTCAGCTATCAGCTCTTGATTCTTGCGTTCAAGTGCCTCAACACTGCGTTGCAGTTGCTCATTATCACCACTGGTAGCCGCAGGCTCCATTGGTTGGTTTTCTTCAGACATGGATAAGCCGCAGGCTTAAGTACAGGTCTAGGTTATCACTTCTTTTTCTTACCCTTGCGGCTTTTGCCGGCTTTTGCGAGTGCGATTGCTATTGCTTGCTTTTGCGGTTTGCCCGCTTTCATCTCCGCTTTTATGTTGGCTGATACTACATCCTTGGATTTGCCCTTCTTGAGTGGCATGACGCCATTCAGCAACTGTGATTAGTGTACCGCCATCTGCAGTGGCCCAACCTTTATCGGTATAGATGGCCGGCACCCATGCCTCACCTACAAGCGCCTCAACTGGATCGCTATAGATATGGAAGATGCCACGGTCACCAAAATGCCGGAGGCTAGGCAGGTCCATATCGTTTGCGGAGCTGCTCTAATGTTACCTCTGCGCCATCATCACGGACTAGCTTTGCGATGGCGGCATCGGGGCCGTATTTATCCGCCAATCTACGGAAGTATGGCGCCTTGCTACCTAGTGCTTGCTGCTGACGCGTCAACACATCTGCATTGGTTTCGCCTGGCATCTTGTCTTTAAGCCATTTGCCGTATGTGGTGTTGATTGGCACCTGGCCATCTTTGCTGGCTCTGGTTGCTGTTGTTGATGGCGGCAGGATGTCTGGGTCGATGATTGGCACTGTGGTACTGCGGCAGTTGAAATGCTGCGGTGGCATTGGACCACGGCCATATTCAAACTCTTGGCCATCAAGTGCTGCGCATCTTGCGCTAGTCCTAGTATCCAACGTGGCAACATATCGGTATTTTTTAGTTATATCTTGGTTTGCTTCATACACCTGCTGGCTGGCGGTATTAGCCACTTGGTTGATGCTTGTGCGGACGAGCGTCATGATCTGGTTGTCGGTTACGGATGTCAGCTCGCCACCAGCAGCAATGATCTTCCGAAGCGACTTGCTGATCATTTGCGGTTCTTGGCCGAATGTCAGCCGTTGCCCGCTGCCCTCTAGCTTCCCAATCAACCGCTTGGCAATGTCGGGTGTAGTTTCGCCTGTCAACAGGCCATTGCGCACCACCTGACTGAATCGCTCCGCCTGATCCACGGCGATGCCTCGGAATGCCTTCTCTACTACCTGCCCATTAGGTAGCGTGATCATGGTGCCTTGAGCAGCGGTAAGGCTGAATGTTTGCGGTGCACCTTGCACTGCTGCAAATAGATCATCCGATAACGCCACCACATTTATCTGCGTCGGGTCGGTGGTGACTACCGACTGCGCAAATTGCGAACTTATCTCCACGGTGCGCACTGCATCGCGGCTGCCAGCCGGCAATGCACGGCGTAGCTGCTCGGTGACAAACTCAGATTGCAATTCAGCTAGTCCTTGCAATTCTGGCACCATCACTTCAGTTGCATCACCTGCCCATGTTGCCAAGCTGTCTTTAAGTTGCGCCAAGATGCCGCGCAACCGTGCTGCCTTGACTGGTGCGGCTAACTCATCAATGGTGCGCAGTTGGTTGGCAGCATCGATGATGATGTCGTTATATGCGTTGATGATCCGCCTAGCTACAGAATTGCTATAGCGGTTTAGATCTATTGCATTGCGATATAACGCTTCTGGTGTGCTCATTGGAAAATGCCTAAGTCTTGCGGCGCATATCCTGAGCGGATGCTTACATTAGCGCCCTGGCGTAATGAGCCTGTAACTAACGCTGCAAATGCGTCATATCCATTTTGCCCATCTTCCATCAGCACAGTTTCATCTACCTCATCTGCTCGTCCGTCTTTGTACCAACTGATGCGCACAATGGCCAGGATTTCTTCCGGCAGCGCGGAGACGGTGTAATCAAGTGTCGTCTTCCTGTTGCTCTTCTGCGGGTCGATCCAAACCATCACGTCCACTAGGCGATCCGTTATCCAGTCGAGTAGCCGGTAAATCAAGCCCCGCATTGGATGTAGCCTCCAGTTCTTCATCTACGTTAAAGTCATCGCCCAGCACCTCACCGTCGCTTAACTGACGGAGCAGTGTCTCTTGGGTGATGGTGCCTGCAGTGTACAACTGCAGCAGCGACTGGATCTCGGCCGGCTCAAGGCGTGCGCCGATAAAGTCACGATTAACGAAGCAGCTGCCGGCTGCAGCTGCTTGCCCGAGATACTGCGCATGGTATTGCAGGCAGTTGTCGATCATATCTTGCACGTTTTGCGCAATGACCATCATGGTGCTGTCGCCTTGGCTGCGATCAATGCGTTTGGCTTCAGCGGTTTCGGCGCTCAGCTTCTGCCCTAGCACCGCCGATAGCCCTAGCTCGTTGATCTGCGCAGCAATCTGCTCCAGCCTGCGGAACTGATAATCGAAGCTGGTGCCTTTTGGCTCGATGTATTCAGCCTTGCCTTCAGCGGGAAATGCAATGGCCTCGCCAGGTCCTGCGGATACCTCCTCAGCGGCGGATGGGAAGCCAAAGAATGCCAGCATCGGCACTGCTGAGATATGCAGTTGATTGTCGAGGTCTGATTGCACCTGATATACCTTCAGATTGAGCTCTGCAATATCCTCCAGCGGCGGCCGTGATTCGAGGTATCCCGTGCGATTGGAATAGGCGATGCTGAATGGGATCTCGCTAAGGCTGGTAGTGCCTTCATCCGTGATACGGAATTCACCGTCATCACCTTTCTGGTGGAGCTGATATGCGCCAGGTGTCAGCAGCCGAATCTGCTGGACTGCCTTCTCGCCATACTCACCATCAGGTACGGTGACAGTTTCCGATAGCCGCAACATGGTCAATGCCTGCTGGCCGTCTTTTGGCTCAGTGCGCCAACCTAGGATCTGCCGTGGCGTATATGTACACCAGTATGGCCTGCCGCCATCTCGCGGTGCATCTACGAGCGTGCCGACGTGGCCATAACGCACCAGCTTGCGGGCAATTTCGTAGGTCCATACATTCAGGTCATTGCCTTGCATGTCTACGTCAAATAGCTGCTCAGTGATCACATCACTGGTATCCTCAAGCCTTACGGGCTTACGCGTCAACATGCCAGCGAGCATCCGCTCAAGGCGCTGGTAATAAGGCGGGCATACACTTCGCGCTAGACGGTTGTCGTAACTCTCGTCTAATTCGCGGGGCTCCTGCGGCAGGTAACGGCGGTGCTTCTTGCGCATCCCGTATGTACCGCTCATCAGATCTTCAATCAGGATCCAATGCGGCTCCTGCGCATACCAGCTTGTGTTCGGATCACTAACCTGCGTGACTTGCCGTTGAGCAAGCGGGCGATCGTAGAAGTTATAACCTGAATACATTGATCGCCCGCAGTGTTAACAGTTTAAGCGGGTACCGCCGATAGCGTAATGCTGGTGCGGCCTAGCTTGATGTCAAATTCATCGCCGGGTTGGAAACCCATTGATGTGACATAAGCAGAACCAACCAACAGGTTACCGTTAAACTGCACCTTGGCCTTGTTGCTAAGTTTGCGACCTGGCTTCTTCTCTGCTGTCAAGGCAACACCTTTGGCTTCCAACAGCGCCTCATAGAAGGCGGTGAAATTCAACCGTTCGGTGCCATCCTTTTTGGTGCTTACATAGCCGCATTCACGGACAAGCACCGATTTAGACGCATCACCTAATTCTTTTACTTTTGCGAGTAGCTCAGATCCGGTCAGCATTTGGTATGGGTGTGCTGGGCTTGCTCAGTATATCCTAATGCCTGTCGATCTGCCAGCACCAGCATGTAATGGGTTGAATTCACGCCAGATTAGGTAGCCGAGCGCATCGTTCATGTGGTCATGGCCGCCATCCTTGTCGGGTTCGCCTTTCTCGGTGTAGCACTGCAGCTCTAGGCATTCGATCATGCGCTTGCAAGTTTCTGACACCTGCAGCCGGATCTGCCCTTTGCCATTTTCTAGTAACGCCTGGACTGCTGCGACACGATCACGCACTGGCGGGTTGGCGCGTGGTGACTGGTTACTGATGCCGTATGACTCAAGGATCTGAATGTCAGTTTGCGTTGCATTGGTGGAGCGGTTGCCGCCACTGGCATCTGGATAGCCGTAGATGCGATGGTCTGGGTACCGCCTGCGAATTTCAGCGCCAAGTTGATCGGTGTCATGAGCGCCTGAGATCTCGTCAATGATGACCAGCCCTTTAGCAGTGCGGATGCCGATAACAGCGGACATGTTGCCGACGTTGAAGTCAACGCCAACCCTGAGCGGTTCACGGTCAATGCTGGGTAGTTCAGTGGTTACATGTTTCTCCCGCGTGAAGCGGTCGTAAACGGTGCCGGTTGTCAGGTTGACGAAGTCGCCGTCGAGGTATGCCCGCAGCATTGTCGGGTCATAGTTGGCCTGCAGCCGCTCGATGAAGTCAGCAGGCAGGTGCGGATTATCCACTGACCGCATCTTGATCAGCTTGCGGTCATCACGGCCACGTGCCTCATCACTGCCGAAGGTGTTCCACATCCACCTAAAACCTTCTGGCGTGGATGCAGCGCCAAACTGGCGGACATTACCGGCACGCAAGCGGCCAAGGATCTTGGGGAATGCCTTGTTGGCGATGGATGGCGTGACGGTATCGATCTCATCAGCCAGCACCCATGCAAGGTTCAAGCCAATAATGCGTGACCAATTCTCGAAGCTGCGACACAGGATCTTGGTATCACCGCCTGGCAGGTGCAGCATGTACTCCGGCAGTGGCGATGCGCGAAAGGTGTATGGGATGCCGTAAGCATCTAGGAAGTCATCGAAGTCGTTTTGCCAGATGTCGCGGATCAGCGGACCAGTAGGTTCCATCACAGCGCCGATGAAGCCTTGGTTGGCCGCGGCCAGCATCACAGCCTTGGCGCATAACGCCCTGGTCTTGCCGGCGCCATAGCCAGCGGAGATGCCAATAATCTGCGTGGCGGTGTCATCAACAAATGCAAGCTGACCTGGGTGTAGATCATTGCGGATGGCACTTATGCGCTCGTCAAGATCAAGCTCGTCAACATCATTTAACTCAAGCGCAGACCTAGAAAGCAGGTCAAATTCAATGCAGCTCACTTGCCAACAAGGCCAAGCATTTCAGCTTGCAATCGAACTGCGCCAATAACAGACCCAAGTTGGTTGGTTTTCATCCCGCGCTCAATCGTCATCTCTAAAGTTTGCAGCCGCTTTGACTTCATTTCGGCCAGCGTTGACTGGTCCCACGTTTGGTATAGCAACTGTTTGGCGCAGTCATACCACTTATCTGCAGTCGGACGGCACACCCCCCATTTTTCAATAATGAGCTTTGGGATAGATATGCCGTTTGACCCTGCAGCTACTATTTCAGCCAACTCAGACCAAATGCACAACAGCTCTTCGTGAGTGTAGTGAGTTTTCTCTTTGGTCTTAGACCTTGCCACCGCTACTAGTTGCGAATTTGCACAGGCATAATCAGGTAAGTCTGATCCGATGCATTGGCTGGCGTGATAACTACCGGAGTAGTAGCACCATTTGCCGATAGTGTAACAGATTCCGACGAGCGGAATGCTTTTAGACCATCAAGCAGGTAATGCACGTTGAATGCTAATGCTAGTTTGCCGGTGGCGCCGGTGTACTTGATGGCTTCGGTGCCATTGCTGGCATCCGCTTCAGCGGAGATGATCATGGTGCCATTGTCACCGATGAGTAGTTTGACGATCTCGCCAATGAGCGCAACACGCTCTAGGCATCGGGTGAAGCGATGACGATCAAGGGTGATGGCAGTGTCGAAGGTAGGCGGGATGAGCTTTGCCACGTCGGGGTAGGTGCCATCCAGAATGCGGCTGTAGATGGTGATGCCATCACCGGCATCGATGACCGCCTGACCAGATGCTGCTGCCACGGTGACAGTGCGGTCTTGCAGCAATTTCATGGTACTGGCAGGTAGTACCAGGTTAATGCCATCGGGTAGTGCTACGGGCAGCCGAACCAAGCGATGGCCATCAGTGGCTTCCATGAAGCCGTTGGCG